TTTGCGAAAATAATTTTTTCGACTGGAAAAAAATTCCTAACCTTTTTAATTGCATCTTTTGCTGTACCGTCCGCATCATCAAACGCAATAGTCCAATCAACAAATTTTAAATTATCAAGAATTGCCTGTCTCTCATTAAAAGGCATAAATGCTTTGCCTTTTTTGCGAACAAGCCAATTATCAGAATTTAGGCCTACAATCAAAGTACTGCCCATACTTGCAGCAGTTTTTAAATATGCAATATGGCCACTATGAACAGGATCAAAGCCGCCGGTTACTAAAACAACTGTTTTCATTATCGCCTCATACTAGAAATGTCTTTTGCTTCTTGGTCTGTAAAAATGGGAACCGCATTAGACTTATGCATTGTTCCGATACCTAAAATTTTATCGCCAGTATACTTCATAGGCGCACGTATTGTGACAGCACCTACATGACCCGTATCTAGACTTTTAATGTGTTTTGTACTACGATCTTCAGGTACAGCTAACTGATAGGAGAGCTGCTTAAATGGCTTTTTAGCTTTGACAGGAGCCGCACCATGTGAGGCTAAAATTTGATTCCAACTAGATTCGAGATCCCGAGCTTTTTTTGCTTGCTCGGAATTTCGATATTTTTGCTTGCCTTTTTTCTTGCCCGTAGAAGATAACCAAGGCCCAACCAAATGCATAGACATAACATTTCCATTATCAAGTAAAATTATATTATAACATCTTTTTCAATATTTGTCAAATGCTCTGTATTGCTTTATGTTAAAATCTCTTGCATCATATTGGGGATCTGGAGGCATCGTTCCTACGTCTGACCATTTTTCAGTTGGTTCCGGTATAGGTTCTTCTTTGAACCAGGTCAGGAAGCGTTCAAAGAAACCTTCTTTTTTGACGGAGCAGCCTTTACCTTAATAACTGGTTCTGCTACAGCTTCTCGTACAGGTAAAAGCTCAGGATATGCTTCTCTAACCAAATCTTCAGTAATTGATTTGTATTTAGTTTGTAGCTTTTTATCTTTTGCTAAACAAACTGCTTCAGCCTCTGACCAATGGATGCCTTCCAATAGTTGAATAAATAGTTGTTCTTTTCGTTGTTTAGAAAGATTGACATCGCGATTTAGCCAAATATAAAAGCGACGAAATTCTGAAAACAAATTTGTCTCAGAATATCCTGCCGGAATTGATGTATCTTTCTTAAATGGCGGTTCGCCTTCGGGCAAATCCATTTTAATCATAGGATCAAAATTGATTCGAAGAATTCCTCTCACAACCATTGCATCATATGCTCGCAACACTTTAATTTTTGTTTCTCGTGTAACTGATTTTTCTACTTCTTCAAACACCTGGGGTACGGTTGTTTTCATTTAAAATTCCTCGATTAATTCCATCATGTTTTTCATTTTGTTTTGAATGAAAAAATTTAATAGTTTGCTTTTATCTTTATTCGGCTGACCAACATAACTATTTATAATGTTTTCTTTTACCGGTGCTGGGATGTGCTCAAAACTAACTAACATCTTATTGCGTTCATAATTCTTTGCAAATTCTATATCCTGCGGCATTTGATCTTTATCTTTATACCAAATATCCATTTTCTTTTGCATAATAGACTTTTGTCTAGTACCGGTTACAATACTATCATCTGCAGACAGTACATTAGGAATACCGTCACCCTTATCACCTTTTATGATATGCTCAAAAATATATTGTTCAGGGCTTATATCCGGTTTAATAAATTTCTTTTGAATTGGAGAATATTGATGAATGTTTTTCCATTTTTGTAATTGAATAAAATCGTGATCACCTGAAAGAATCAAAAATGGTTTTGGTTCTCTGAATAATAAAGTCTCCATGTCATTTGATTGTGACCACTCTGCAAGTACCGCAATGACATCATCCGCTTCCGCCCCGTCAATGTCAATAACTTTATATGGAAAATATGTATGCAGTTCTTCCCGAATCATAGTTAACGCTTCGAAAATTAATTTCCAATCTAGACCAGATTCTTCTCTAGCTTTTTTTCTGCCGGCTTTATAATATTGGAACTCTTGTCTACGCCAATAGTTTCGATTGTCGCAGGCGATAACCATTTCACCATATTTTGCTCCGAACTTTTGATTATATCCTCTGATCGAATTTAAAATCATATGTCGAAGTAACGGTACATCAATGTCAATATCTTTTCGACCACCTACTTCCGCCATCAAATTAGAAATGGCGGTTTGATTAAAATCTATAACTATCATAATATAATTTCCTAAACGGTAAAATCGGTATCCTTAACTGCAATTTCATTTCCAAACGAATCGTAATATACTTCACCCGATCTCTGTTTATCTAAATCTGATACATATGGTGTTAATGTATTTCTAACATCTGGATTTAGTGTTAGATTAAAAACTTGATTACCGCATCCGGACAATAAATTAAACACGATCTGTGTTATCTGCGAAGTAACCGCATTTCGTATAGCTGCTCTATTGATTAGATTTGAAAATGTAAAATTAAAATTTGTAACTTCTGCCTGAAACGATGCCAATGCTGTTTGATATGATGTATACCCTACTGCATTCTCAATTTTTAATTTAAGTGCAGCGATAAGATCTCCATTCTTAAGAGAATCTATTAAATTTTGCAAATCAATATCTGGCACATCTTGATTTGGTGCGCAGCCTGAACCTAGTAGATCCTGTAAAGAACATCCTCCTGCAGTAGATGCTCCCGATTGTGGGCCTATGCCGGATAATCTATCAGTATAATCTTTATATTTTGTGAATGAACTTATGCCTTCAGTTAATGCAGTTTTCTCCTCAAGCAAAGAAATTCTTTCTTCAGTACCTAATCCGATAAATCCTAATCTAGCATCAACCGCATCTAATCTTGTTTGCATTACACTTGTCGTGCCCGATAGTGCGGTACCCAAAGGATTAATATATAATTGATTACCCAATCTTTCCAATATATCGGAATAATCATTTACGGCTCGTTGTGCATCATTAATTGTATTTGTAACCTTATCAATTAAATCTTTTACCTCAGTCAATCCAGTGGGAAGCAAACCGGATCGTGCACTTATCATAGGCATACCCTGGCTCAGCTGAGAATATACTTGCTGAAGTGGGTTGCCACCTATTTGGGATAAAACAATTTTAATTAATTGACAATAGGTTAACTTTAAAACTGACATCTATTACCTCACCACTTTTAGAATTATTGTTTCTATATTTATCCTACCATTTACTTCTTGTTCTTTGGATTTAATACTATCAATAAATGTTCTAAGTTTTACTTTGCCCGATGCCAATAAGTCTTTAAGTTGTTCGTCGGGTTTACGCAATGTTTTTTGCTTAGATTTTTCCGGAGTCCAATTTTGTAATGTGGATCCTTTTACTGTCATACCTTTTGTAGATTCGGAAGTATATACTGCAAGCTTTCTTGTTTTAGTATTAAACAACCATACTTGAGCTGCACCAATAATATCAATAGGACGTTCTGATTCAAGTTTAAGTTCTTCATCCTTCATTTTATATTTTACCGATTTAACTTGTATTGCTGGAGGTTTTTCTCTAACTGCTTGAACTTTGCGATTGGCTTTTTTAAATTGACCATACTTATCGCAATCTTCAATGAAAGTTTCAAACAGCTTAACTATGTTTTTTAATTTTCTCTTATTGATATTGGAATAGCCTTCAATCAATTGAGAATCCTCGCCGTCAGCTACAGATGAATATTCCGATAACTTAGATTCCGCCCATACTTTAACATCTGGTACGTAAGGCGCAGGGATTTGCTTACCCTTTAAATCTGCATAAAGTGAGAAGTCTTTATCGTCAAAAATATATTCATCGATTGACCCTTCCAAATCACCGATATATTCTTTTGCTTTTAATTTAGTAGCTTCTTGAATATTGATACTGGGTACAATCGATTGTTTTGTTACTTCCGGTTGAATCTTTTTTTCTTCAGTAAACTTACTTAGCAATTGTGTAATATTATCTTCAAGCCGTTTAGTATGATCGTTGGATACACTACCACCTCGAATGATAATACGAGCAATCCATCCTAAGGTGGTAGTGATACTACCCTCATCTACTTTTTGAAATAGCTTATAGTCTTTATTTCTAAACTTCTTAACATAGTCCAAATAATACTTATAAGCATCACTACGTTTCTTTTCTGCACTGTACCAATTAAATACTACTTGAATTTCTTCCTTATACGATGCAGACTCCCCTTCCAATTTACCATACGCGGGCTCTGCTCCGGTAAGCATACTGGCAGCAGCTTTTGATGCAATAGTATTAGTAGTATTTTTTCTGGTAGCCATTTACATTCCTATAGAAAATTTAATATCGGTAATTGCGTCGAATCTAAAAGAGCGCCATTCTTTCTTTTCTAAATCGAATACAGACAACACCGACTCGTTTTCTTTGCGAATTCGGGATGTCTTCTTTTCATAAGTAGGAATTTTGTTTTCGATTAGAGTACATTTCATTTCCCTAATAGTATCATCTTTCTTCTTAAAAGTCAAGTTAACTATAGAAAGAGTTAACACATTCTTAATCCATTCACGGAATAGTTGTTGTTCCTTTTCTTCTGCTTTAGCATACCATTCGTACGGGTGCTCAAATGTCGATTTCGAATTCATTTTTAACTGCCTCCAAGATTGTCTCTACACGATTGTCTACATGATTATTATAACAGGAAACTTCGTGTCTGTCAAGCACTCCTTTGGGTCCTCGACTATCAAACAAATCATTTGCTCGTTTGGTTATTTCTTGTGGATTTTGAATATCATAATAATCGTAAAATAATACATGATCCCACAAATCTATAATATTTTTATGATATTTTACTGATCTAGGGATAATGGGAATACCGCCAGTAATTAATGCATCATATATTCTAATAGGGGCATCATTTAATACAGGCACAATCCAATGAGATTTATGCGAACACCATTCTGTAAATCTTTCTAGAATATCCCGTCCGTGGTAAGAGCCATCTACAAGTTTAACACTTGTTAAATGTTGATTTAATATTTTTAAATTCTTTTGCCTTAGAGGAAATTGCGGATATTCTATATGTGTACCCAATGGCGCATCTGATCTTTTGGTTTTTACAATAATGTTTTTATTTTCTTTCAGAAAATCCTTAGACCATTGAATTGTACCTGAGGAAACAGGGCCGGCCATCACATTATTATATCTGGATAATATTTCTAAATTATCGCTATGGGTTGGTACGTAAAGATCGCAACATGCTGCAAGTACACCAGATAATGCAAACCAATGATGATTGTCAAAATCCCAAATTACAAATATTGACGTTGGTGAATTTAAATATAGTGCAATAAATTTATCTAACGTATTATCAACCATAACATTATTATTACTTAAAATAATAATGGAGTTTTCAAAACTATCTGGCGCCGTTTGCATATTGAAAAAATTAATTTTTGAATTAATTGGTTTATGCGTCACTGCATGAAAAATATGATCAGTAATATAAATCTGTTTACTGTAGTTTGCTTTAATTGTTTCTTTTAATTGGCGATTACGAATATTTTTAGTAACAATCATATTGTAAATATCATCATTTTGCGAGATTGCGCTAGATGATGCGATATGTTGAGCAATTTGATTGGCTGCTGCATTCGCTCTACCTATTAGTTCGGGCAAAGCGGGCATAGAAGTATTCGCCGGCATATTATAAAATACCGACATTATCGTCCTCGCCCAGCTTTTCTCACAATAGCTTTATTGATAGTGTTCACATGCTTAGGTCTTGCAGCAACAAGCATCTGTTCAAGATCTACCATTGTTTTAGAATGTAGTTTAGGTTTACCTGTTTTAGTTTTGTTTGGATCTCTTGCGGCAGTACCTTTTTTTGTAGACATTAATTTCTCCTCAGTTTAATATACCAACACTTTCCATAAATTTTAAATTACGTTGAGTGTCTTCCCAATTTTTAATATTATAAATGCTTCCCAATTTTTTGTCAATTATGACTTTGCCTAACGGCCAATCGTTACCTACGACATCCATCCTATCACCAAAGAAATGGATATCCGTATCTGTAATATATTTTAGGACCTGTGACTTATCGCAACCCTTTTCAAAAATATCAATACCAGTTTCTCCGCCTACGACTGCTTGCACATTATCCCACGTGCTATTAATATATTTGCAAATACTTGCTCGCTCTTGATGCTGTAAATCCCAATGGTAGTAATGATCTCGTTGTGCACCAATTGCGCCCCTACCCACAACAGAAAAATTTAGCATACCTATTCGGTTTTCTAAATGATTCCCATATCTAAATGTATACTTAGAATTTGATAATACCTCTTCGAGGTATTCTTTTAGATCACTAGGGCAAGACCAGGCAGACTGGTAAATTAATTTGCCTTGTTTATATATCGCATTGCCGGAACAATTGAAGGAGTACTCAACACTATGTACTATATCTTCGCCTAATTGTTCTAATGTTTTTTGAAGATCAGATCCGGTGACTAGCGCCACCGGATTCTGTTTAATGAAGTTTAAAAACCATAGTTTAAATTCATGATCCATTTTGCCTCTGCTTGGTGTCAGAGTACCATCCACATCAAATATAAAATACATAATTATTTGTTATTAATCTTTATCTGACGATTCTTCTTTCTTATCTTTATTCAGAGCAGAAATACCTAGAACCGCACCCATTGCCATATGAAAAAATCCACCACCCTGCAGTGTTAATGGTGCCCATTGTCTAAAGGCATCATTTGCCGCTTCGTTTTCCCAAAATTGTATCGCACTCCATAAAACGGGTGCACCCATAAAATCAAATAAGCAAATTAACATATAGGTAACACCCATCCAAGCTTTCCAGTTATTCTCCATAAATTCTTTATCAAATTTAACCATACTACCTCCTTGTTGTTATTATTATAGTTATAACAAAGAGCATGCTCAAAATTTTATTAATTTATACTTATCCAAACAGTTCCGTTATATACCATTAACTTATTGGTTGATGTATCAAAAAACATTGCGCCAGGTATAAAATTATTCACTGAAGTAAATGCTGTGTTTGCGTTAGCTTGATTCGCATAAGTTGGCATTGATATCGTTTTAATATTAGTATCGGATGATTCTAGTAAAGCGATCGCAGTCGCATTAGATCCAACAACAATATTTGCATTTGCGCCGACACTATTATTTGCATTAATTGTAATATTTGGAGATGAACTATATCCACCAGTACCGGCATTTACAAGAATAATACGATCAATATAACCATACCCTAAATTAGCACCAAACACAGCATTTTGTCCAACATTGCCGTCTAAACGATTGACTATAATATTTGGAGCTTGGAGATAACCATTTCCATTATCTAGAATAGTAAAGCCTGCAACCAAATTAGCAACAATGATTGGTGCAATGTTTGCATGTCTACCTCCAGAAACTAACGTTCCTCCAGACACGGTAACATTTGCACGACCGTAATTATTACCTAAACCAAAATCCCCGTAAATTTCTTTTAATTTATAGTGTATAACTAAATTAGCAATAGCGCCGGTTGAACTTTGATTTTCTATTACTACATTCGATAATGCCGAGTAGTTATTCCCCGAGGTTAGTACAGAAATCGATCCTAATTTATTAAATGTACCAAAAAAGTTAGGTATTACATTTCCAGTAGCTGTAGCAGTGAATTGATCGATGTTCAACAATCCGGTAATCGCAGATGTTTTATCGGCATTAGATAGTATTGAAGTAACGCCGTTAGGAATAGATATAAGTAGATCTACATTAGATCTACTTTCGGTATTAGCAATTCCTCCTAAATTTTTAGCAGTAGTTATCCCCATCTGCGATAGGGTTTTTACTAAAGATCGTTTTTGTTTTAATTTTGTTGCCATTTATTTGCCTTATTTTTTTATAGCAGGCTTTTTGGGTTGTCCTGTATTCGGAGCCGGCTTTTTACCAGATTGCTTATTCGCATTTGTATTAGCTTTTGGCTTATAATACTTTTTTCTTGGTTTTTCTTGCGTAGTTGGTTGTTTTACTGATTCTGCAGGGGCAGAAGGTGCAATTTTAGCATCTACTGTGTCAACTACAATTGGTTTTTCTTCAACTACCGGTTGCGGTGGTTCTACATACGTAGAAACTGGTTCTCCCGTATACTTATTTGTGGCAGAATCCAACGGATGTGTCTTTTCGTCATCGGGTGTTTTCAGAAAAGTATAACTAATAAATACCGCAATTCCTAAAGCGATAATAGCAATGATGATAAGTTCCATATTTTCTCCAATTTCAGTTTGTAATTTCGCAATTCATTATGATTAGCGACTACATTATTTATATTCTCAAATACTTTTAATTTTTTACGAATTCGTTGGCAGATTCCATGTACCAATATGGTTTCGGGTAATCATCATAGGTTTTTATGGTAAATCTAGTCGGCATATGGGCGTGCAGACGAAATTTTGAAGATGTTTTGTCTAATTGAATAGATTCGTATTGTGTTTTTGTTAGGTATCCTAACCAACAAATAGATAATGTGCTATAAGGACCATATCCAAAAGAATTAGTTTCATATGTATCTTCATAATATCCGATTGGCTTTATCGGAGCAGAAAAATCAATACCAATTTCTTCAAATATTTTTCGACGAGCGGCTTGTTCTGCCCCCTCGCCTTTATGTATCCTACCACCAATAGGCCAGTAAATGCCTTTACATGGTTCTTCCTTTCTCTTAATAAGCAAGTACTTATGATCGTATCTTAAAAGTACATCTACGCATAGATTTACAGAGTTTTCGAGTATTTGCTTATACAGAGAATCTTCAATATACATTATTCGCCGCCATAGTATTCAATTAGTTTGGACATATATTTTATTAGCTTTTTGTGCATACGTATATCTTCCTCATGCATCCATAGTCCACCCGCATAGTCTTCTAATTGCATTCTTAGATTGCTTCTGGCATTAATAAGATTTGCCATTGTAATTTCATCTGCTACTTCATTCGAAATAGTTATTGGCATTAGTCTACTCCAAAGTGTTTTTTAATTTGCAGCACCAATTGATCTGACGGAAGATTTATTAAAAATCCCGGTGTTATATTTTGCGATTTATATATGGCGGTAATACATTCTTGTATGATCAACTCGGCGAACTTTGTATCATACGATTCTGAATACACTTTCAATGCTTGTTCTCGGTCTGTGATTTTAATCATAGCATCAAGAGAATGTTGTTTAGCCTGTTCAGCAAGTTCTCCAATTCGTTCGTTCATTCACTTCTCCCATACAAGTATCCAAGAAAAAAGCACCAAGCAGCCAATGCTATTACAAATAACGTCATTCCTAGATCGTAGTTATTCATCATCACTCCGGTTCAAACATAATATGTTCCATCTCATGTAGCAAACGTCCTGCCTCATTGTAATCATGGTCATAAATGGCTTTTTCTATACGTCTGAAGTGAGGTCTAAACTCACCAAATACACCTTCAATCACCTGACGCTTGGTTCGCATTATAGCATTCTCAAGCGCATCCTCATAATCATAATCAGAAACTACTGCCTGCGACCCTATCTTACATCCAATACGATATACCTTACCAATATCTGTAGGAGTTGTAACTTGTTGTATTTCTTCTTTGGCTGAAAATATATCTTGGAACAGAGGTGATAACTTATGTGGAATATATTTGCGCTCACCTGTGTCTGTGGCTATAATTGCTTTACTTAATTGGCTCATTCTTCAACTCCACAAGTATTTTATCATTGAGGCTATAGCCAGCAAATAGGTTAGACCTTTGCCAATTGCAAATATACCTACCCACCACATTTCCATTTTATATTCTGGCATCATTCAACTCCAAAATGTTCAGCAATAAATTGTTTAACAGTAATTGCACCCGATGCTTCAACATCACAATCATGAGTCACAAAACTCATCTCTGTGACTTCACACATACGCATACATTCAGCGACAATCAATTCCGCAAACTTTTTACACTCTGGCATATCCCAATGACCTATACCAAAACTATCTGGAAGATAACCTGCCTCGAGAGCAAGTTGTTTGAGTCGTTCGTTCATTCTTTTACCTCAATCAAAGTACCTAAAGAAATCAACACATCAGCAAACATTGATAATGCCTCTTCAATCTCATCATCTGTTAAAAAGTCTTTCAATGACGATCCTTTCTGCATCTCTAATACCGCATTGACTACCTTCTCTTGCAGATCTACATATTTTTTATTCACTAGTCCCTCCTACCACCTTATCGGGTGGGAGTTCATATAGCCATACTTCTGGCTTAGCCCTGTAATTAGGTTCTCTATCCTCTAACATGGCAAGCATGAATTCCATTCCATTATACATCCCATGCATATAAGGATCATAGTTCCAGTTACCATTATTTCCCTGAATCTTTACCAGCTCACGCATACGTTCTAATTTGATGTTATAATCAGGTAGTGGGGGAGCGGTGTAAAGCGGAACCTTATCCATCTTGACCACTGTCGGCGTTTCCCATTTAGTAAGTTTTGCCCATTCAAGTTTGCGATCTTGTACGTTGATGTACGCCACCGGCTCCGGTTCAGGCTGCGCTTCTGCGTCCATGAGACGAATGCCTTGACTGGTTACTAATTGAGTTAACTCTTCAATACGTTTTGCCATGCGCTGCTGTTCCTCAACCATTACAGCCATTGCGTCCCAGTCAGGATTGAATTCCAATTCAGACTGCGCCAATGATTGATTTTTTGATAGCGGCCCCTCATACGCAGGCATACCATTACACGTTTCTTTTTTGTTCATGCTTTGTATACTCCTTTAGGTAGATCTGGACGATATTCCCACATCCAGAAGTCACTCATTGGCATGTACTTGGAAGGAAAGTACCACACCTTCCTGTATCCAATGAACTGCATGCACTTATGCCAATACCATGTAATCATTCTTTTCCTTTCAACATATATTCGGCATGATCACCATTGATTGGATTACCCTTCAATACTAGATGATCATGCATCGCCATCATTGCATTAGCGAACCAGCCTAACATAGTTTCATCTGATACATTACAATCAGGATTCAATTCTCTAAAGAACTTGGCCCATGCCATTGCATCAGGATTAGTATGAATACTCATATCATAGTCACTCATTCTTCAACCCCAAAATGTTGTAATAGACCATTAGCACAATCACTGACAGCATCGTTATATGTTAGTTCATTTGTATCAGCAACCTCTTTGTCAAGTACTTGTCCTTTACAATGTTCATAACATTCACGCACAATCAACTCGGCGAACTTTTTGCAAAAGTCAGCGTCAATGTGTTTGTCGCCTGGTATAGTTTTACCGGCTTCTATCATTAGTTCTTGAATTCGTTCGTTCATTCTTTGTCCTTTATGGATGACAGTGGCAGAATCGTGAATAGCATCAATTAGTATCTTATGTTCGTCTTGTGTAAGTTCATTCATTTTTCAACTCCAAAATGGTTTTTAATCTCGTTAATAATATGGTTGACATCATTAGGTGAAGCCCAATCAAATGCTGCACGATCCTGAGCAATGCCAATACATTCCTTGACAATCAACCCGGCAAATCGTTCAATAAATTGTTCTTGCGAATCCCACGTTTCACTAGAATCTTCTCTAGCCGCTTTGATCCAAACTTCTCTAATTCGTTCATTCATTTTCCATCCGCCAAATAAACAGCGATTCGAATACCCGACACGATACCTAACATAGCCACTAGAATAGGAATTACCACATACGGTATGGTCACTACTCCTGCACTGATCAGGAGAGTCAAAAACACACCGGCCATCTTTACAGTAAGAGGCAAACTTTTAAATTTATTCCACATTATTCTACTCCGAAATGTTCTAAAATATCATCACCAGGCAAATGCGATTCAGCAGGATCAACACCAGCATTGGCGATATTGGCACATTCTTTCACAATCAACTCGGCGAACTTTTCTAATTGTTGGCCATAGATACTGTCAAAACCCGGTTTCCAATTACTATCCAATCCGGCACCATCACAGCATTTTCTAATTCGTTCGTTCATTCTTTAACTCCGAAATGTCGTGCTATTGCTATTCCTACCCAAGCAGCACCCAATGCTTGTTGATTCTCACCATCTTTATCACACTCATCACGAATACTATCCGCTAGTGCCAAACATTCTTGACCAATCAACTGGGCGAACTTTTGTTCAAACACGGCAGTTGACCATTCTGTGGGGTCTTGAGAGTTTTTGATTGTTTCAATAGCATACTGTCTAGCCTGTTCAGCAAGTTCTCGAATTCGTTCGTTCATCATTCAACTCCATATTCCGCATAAAGTTTACCCATCTCTGCACGAACTCGTTCTGCCATAGGACGATACTTGACTGGATGGATAGGATGATACTCCCAGGACATGCCAGCCCATATCTTGCTACTATCCAACAATCGGTCTAAATCAGCCAGTAATTGGAATCTAGGATCCTGCCACATCGCCTCAACTTTTTCGTTCATAATGATACCTCACTAATTATTTCGCCATCAAGTACAAGTTGGATAGTATGATGTTCAGTATAGCATGAACCACTATTCATGCCACCATTGTGTATTGAATCTGTTCTAACGTCAAGAGACAAGTTATCCTTGATATATTGGCGAATCATCTCTTGCATTTCTTCGTTCATGGTCGATACTCCAGTTTTATACACTTCCAGCCGTTACGTTTAGCCCACCATATATTGTAGATTGCTTTGATTATACTTGGTCCAGCATAAATTTGCAACCACTTAAAGTCACCATCTACAGGACCATCCCATACATTTACCTCATATTTCCATCCCATCATTGCACCTTAAATGCTTTCTTGTATATGTTTAATTCTTTAGTTGGTACCCACTCTTCCATTTCAGACTCAGCAGTTTTGGATAATCTCAAAAATGAATACTTAGTAAAATCGAAGGTATCGGTGTTTCTCACAACACGAATAAGAATATCAATAGGGTCGTTATCTTCATCTGTGCGTGGTCCTCTGACCAATACAAAATCAGTAGTGGGTTTCATTCATCAACTCCGAAATGTTCTTTCAAATCTTCGGCCAAGTCTTGTAGCAACCTAGCGTGAATATCATAGATATCTTCCCACTTGGCTGAATGCCCAGGAACCAAATCATAGGTTGTAATCTTGTCAATACATTCTTTCACAATCAACTCGGCGAATCGTTCTCTAAGAACTTTCTGAAAATCAATAGGGGTTTTCGTAACAGCAATTGCTTTTTCGTGAGTTTCACCCCACGCTTGATCGTGTAATTTTTTAATTAGTTCTTCGTTCATAGTCCAAACCTTCCTAAAATATTAGCCAACCACAACAGGCCTAACCCAAGACCGATGGTGCTGACAATTAGTATTGAGATTTCAGTTCGATTCACGATTCGATTCCAAAATGTTCTTTAATCATATCATATGCCTGTCCACGACTAATCATATCACGGAGCATAGGACTCAATGCTACGCCACATTCCCGCACAATCAACTCGGCGAACTGCTCAATGGCCGCACGTTGCACAGGACCGGTCTCAAAGAAATTTTGAACACGCTCATTACAACTAGCCAGCTCCCTAATTCTTTCATTCATATTATCTCTTCCTTGACATTATCATAGCAGTCTGTTCAGCAGTCATCTCTACCATCTCATCTATGAGTACATTCTGATATGTCTGGCCTATTATTCTATCTGATGCATGTGATGATATAAACTTATACTGAGTATCCCCCAATTCAATAGTCAGCTGAGCATTACATGCCCTGACTAATACACTCTCGTTCTGTTGTATCATATCACGAAAACGTCTCTCTGCAGAATCATAGTTATGACATACAATTAGAACACGGTTCATTCAATCCTACCCAAGATCGCAATCTGAATCTTATACAGCTGCTTCAAGTGCTCAGCAGCAGATACCCTCAATACGTCAGGCCGGATCTCACCAAGGTACTTGACTGTCTTATCAATTGCTTCCTGAACATCTCTATGACAGACTGTATGCGGCTTCTTTCGTTCTTCAGCAATCTTTTCTGGAGTAGAGTACTCTTGCTTATTAATTAAGTTATTAAGAAAGCTCACTTCCGTCTCCAGATCTAGCCTCAATGCTAATTCAGAGTTATAGAGAGCTTTATAGTTAATGGTTGGCATGGATTCAACTCCGAAGTGTTCTTTAATCTGAGTTACTACATCTTTAAGAGTAGCATCCTGAACATCTTTGTAAGGTCCTATTAACGGCAATGATTCGCAGGTTCGAATACACTCTTGAACAATCAGCTCAGCGAACTTGTCAAACTTCTCCTCAATCCCTAACCGTTCCATTTCAGGCATGTGGAATCCAGCATCATTTAATAGGTGTAGTATTTGTCTGTTCAATTTTCAAATCCTTATAAATTTCTTGATACTTTGCTTGCCTTTCGTAGTATTCTACGCGGATATTATACATAGTTTTTAGCGCAAATCCAATACCAATAATACATACACCTATGCCAATATATTCCAGCGGAACTAAATTGATCAGAACAGCACCGCCGATACCACCTGCGATTGAGATTCCAATAAATTTAATCACATCAAGTAGTGCTTGTTTCTTCATTGTATTCATATAAACTCCAATCATTTAAATTCTTTAGTATCAACAATAATAACTATTCCAAGCGTAATCAGTAGAGCAGCATATGAGTATTGACCATTGTACAGATCCGCCAGACCAATCATTACATCTATAAGACCGATAGTATATCCAATTGCAGTGCGATTACGTTTGAAACGAGTCAACAGTTTGTCCATCATATCTCCATATAAAAATTAAACACGGCACGGCCGATTTCTCTAATCCCTACGCCTACGCCAAGTCTACGCCGCGGCGCCCGGCAGCTCAATTTTAACTCCAGTATAATTGCGATTCACAGCCCACACTCTGGCCTTATCAATGAGTTTCTGTTCAGTATCCCCATAGAAGGAATAGAGTACTTTATTACGATATAACACGTCAACTATACGATTACAACCGGACGTGCCCCAGGGCGTGTATGCTAATAGAGTGGCGGTTTTATTTTTCATAGTATTCTCTAAGGCTGTTTATAGTATACGGCTATTATATTATAACAAGATGACTCTGTCAAGCACTCATATAACCGATTCGCAAACACCGATCTACTCGATTCGTAAGTGTAGTAGGATTGATACTATCAGGGCAATTAAACCAATAAGGCTGAGTCGTTGTATTAGTGTCATTTTGGGGGCTCGGTTAGAAACGGTGGGTTCGGTTAGAAACGGGGTTTGAGGGCGGTTTTGCCTGGGAAATTTTTCTGGAGAATTTTCTGACGAGTAGAAGTGGGAGACTCGGTGAGGTTCGGTTGAGGACTCGGAGAGATACGAAGTAGAACGATTGAGATACGAAGTAGAATGGTTAGGGGGATAGATAGATTCGGAATTCAATGATATATGGATTAGGAGCTCTATACCCTTACTAGAGTCCAGACCCGCTGACTGACAATTATAGGGGGGTCTGTTCAAAAGCTCTAGGGCTCTAAAGGCGACCATGGCGCTCTATAGCTTCGCTAGACCCACACCCATCGTCGTCGTGCCATTCTGGTCGATCAAACTCCTTGGGCTGTACTAGCGTATAGAGTCCTATTAGAATAGCGATGAGTATGAGGTATTTAGCGATCATGCCGTGTTGTGCTTAATATATCATGCCTACGTAGAACATAATGCTCAGTGCTATAAGACACATGATGCCTGATGCTACTACGATGTTGTCTGGGTCTGATTTAATTAGCGTCATTGTTGCTTTCATTTAGTTTGCTGTTAGTCGCTTAGGCTCTGGGCGTGAGGGGATCTGCTGTGTTTGGCCTGATGCTGCAAATGCTTTGATTGCTTCTGCGATTTGTTCTGGTGTCATTTTGGTCTCGTTTTTGTTTTTCATAGTCTTATATTTATTTCTGGGAGATTGGGATTGTGATCTGTTCTTCTGTTACCATGCTAGCTCCTCTGCGGTTGGAATATAAACGTACTCGTCTTCGTTAATATCAAAAATCCAATAACCCATTATGCCGTCTCTCTTGCTTTCATCATCTCGCTAAGGACATACTTTGCTACATTCAACTGCTTACGAATATACTCGTCGGTGCTAGGAGCAGGGATTGTAGGATTCTTCATTGCAATCATTTCCTGGCAATCACTAAGAATTCCCATTACTACCATTTCCATGTGGGGTCTGGAAAGCTGAGCCGTAATCGATTCCAGGTATTCCTCACGGATCACTTCTTTGGACATACCGTACATCTCGATTTCTCGCATTCTTTCGTTGCTCATCTTTTCTTCCTTTTCCTTATTGTCCATATCGTTATTATAGCACATTTTGTCCGAAAAGTCAAGCATTCTTTTTATAAATCTGAGCCCGGTTTCTTGATCGAGCATTGTTACTTTGCTAATTATATCCTCGTTCGACGTGTTCTTCTTCCAGCGCTTTTACCACATCGCGAATGTAGTCTACGGGGTACTTCATCCGCAACGCAATCTCCTCTACTGAAGCACCCTCGGCCAACATCAATTCTATCGCTTCGTACTGTCGTTTTACTTGTGCCATATTACGCTCCCTGTGTCAGAACATACTTTGCCAACTGCTTCCAATCACCACCTTCTGCAGCGATCTTGGTAGTTGCTATCAGCGTACGAAGACTCAAATTCGATACATGGTCTTGATTCGCTTTGATGAATGCAATTGCATCGCGCTTTACCGTGATACTAAAGTCTTCTAAAAATTCTCTAGACTCAACTAGAACTTCCATGCGCTCTACTTTTTGCTCTTGTGTCATGCTGAGGTCTACGCAAAAAGCTCTAGACTTAACTGCTTGGTCGATACGATCTAGATCCATGTTGCTGATAAAAATGATACTGCCTGTAAACTTAAATGACCTTGGGAGGTCTGGATCACGTATGTCTGCATTCCAGTTAATGTAGCGCTCGCCGTATGAGTCTAATGCACCCTTAAGCAAATTCAGCGCTACTGGGTCTTTGAGCACACTGTCGCAGTCATCGAACACCAGTACCATATTGTTACCTTCGAACAGCGTGCGATACAAGCCCTTTGCTGTGCTGAAGCCCTTAATAATGCGATACGACTTCGCAGTATTTACTAATGTACCAAGCTCGAACTCTGCGAGGTCTGTTACGTTTTTGTAGCCACTCTTTTCTAGAGAACCCAATACTGTATGGGTTTTGCCTAGGCCACCCTGACCTGTAATAATCGCTGAAGCAATCGTTTTCTTGCTGACCATACCGACCATTTGCTCTACGAACTCGAAGCGTTTATTGATACCAAACTCTGATACCTTTTGAGTAGCATTGTTTACATTGTTACCAACGACGAAGCCTAGCTTAGCTAACTGGTCTTTTACATATGATTCGTGCCTTGAGCGTGAAACCATCTTACCGTCAACAAAACCCTCAAAGCGATTCTTGCTAGAGTTGAACTTCACCTTAACGTCCATTTGTTCTCCTTTTTTATTTTCCATGTTGCTATTATAGCACATTTCGGACAAAAAGTCAAGCATTTTATTATTGCTTAGGAGTTGTTAAATCGTTAACGATTATTGCTTCAATGCGTGCGTCTTCGGCTGCATTCAATTGGGATCGCAAATCATAGTAGCCGCTCATGCTCAAGGCCATTTCATAGCTACCATCCTGACAACTCTTCCAATGCTTGTTCGATTCCAGTAAAGCATCCATCTTCGCACGAATTTCTGTTTCTGTCATTTCTTCTCCTTAAATTACACTATATAGAAACACACCAATGAACCAGTCTGACGCAGCCTTACGCTTGGCAAATTGTTTCCAATTTGTTTCTCGCTTTTCTCGGTAAGCTGTATGTTCAGAATTCCGCAGTCCTTCAATATAATTGCTTATAAGGGCAATTGGTGTGTTTCTATATAGCATAAATTGTCTAAACTAAATCCACTTGTACATCAACCGTCACCTTGTTCATTTTGTAATCATATATGCCTAAGCGCTGACTGATTCCACCGCACTTCTCTCTAGCCATCATATGTAGCGTTTGCTCTACAGCGCAATACTGTGTAGTATAAACAAAGCTGTCTACGATCTCTCCAATCGTCATATAGAGGCCAACACCGTCTACGATAGCTCTGATTTTCTGCGAGTTCTTGAACCCTTTGATCACTGCCGCTCTACGCATAACTGCCCCTTTTCTTTATTGTCTATATGCATATTATAGCACAGTTTGACCAAAAAGTCAAGCATTTTGTTAGAATAGATAGAGTTGTTAATATAATAAGTCTAGCTGCCGCCGTTGAGCGCTAGAGTTGTTAGAACAATAATATTAATAAAAATATAATATAACAAGCATGCAACATCAAGTACATCAAGTACATCTACGGAAAGCTAGTACTCTACGCACGCTACCGATCTATCTACGCCCTCTATACATTCTGACACTATATATGCTATTCTGTATAGGCTCGATTATTCTATATGTTCTATATACTCTATATGCCATATCGATCTAATCTGTACTTTAACGTTGCTTTTTGCTTTTTGCCCCTTGAGAAGCCGCACTGTTGTTGACTTATTTCGATGCTATATTACGTTTTTTCTTTTGTTCCTACCCATGCTTCTATTGTAGTAACCTTAAGTTCTTTCATTGCGTTTACTCTATGATATCCGTCAATGATATTACCGTCGCTACCAATCACTATGAGAGGTGCTTTCGTATTCATTTGTTTGTATTTTTCTACATTTGCTTGATTTAGATTAGAGAGATTGCTCATTAATGAGTTTAGCGGAATAGTCATTAGCACAAAATGATCGTTAGTATTGACTATATTGTTACGCCAATCTTCATGCGAGGTTGTGCCCATTACGTTTTTTAGGTATATGAGAATGTCCTGCACAGACATCGTTGTCATACTAATTGATTAGATGTATCGATCTATATGTAGACCGGAGTACGTAGCATACTTTAACAAACTGTTCTCGTATTGGTTTGATGTATGCCAGTATAGGTTGATTAGTTCTGTGTCTTTCATGTACGTGTAATTACGTTGAAGACGGTGGGATTCTTGTAGTGCTTTTAAATTAAATGCTTCATTGCTGTACTTTACCATATCATCCTCATGCTTGTGAGAGTTGATACGTTTTGTCTGTTCTCCTGCTTGTGCTACATTGTTTAGTAGCGACATTGGTATCTTATGTATTATCATTTATTCGTACGTTACCTTGTTACTAATAGTTTACACAAATCCAGAATGGTCCCAGGTTTAACGTGATCCAGTCACCGTCATAGTAATTATGGTACACGCCGAATTTAGATTTACCCCATTGTCGGCCTGCGGACCAGGCACCGTGTCTTACTAGATAGTAGATATGATTCCAAATACTCATCGCTTGCTCTGTTCGTAGTCTACTGCGATTTCCTGTATCGAATACATTGCTTTATCTAGAATCTTTGCTACTCCGCTGAATCCTAGCTGAGATACAATAATTCCAAATATGGTACCTATGATGAAATTTCCCATTAGTATCTTACCCAGTTATCAGTGTTCGTTTTCTTCTGTACTTTTACTTCTTGCTGTAAATATGCGTCAGGCATGCACTTAAAGGTACCGTAGATATTGTAGTATTGTGCCGAGAGGTCTACGAAAGCTTGTTGGCAGGCTTTGTTGGATTCATACGTTCCCAGATACTTCCAGTCACCGTGCTCTGTTCCAGTAATTGTGGATATTGACATTGACCACATGAGTAGTATATGCGGTATCATAGTGTACTTAGTACCATCTTAGCCAACATCATTCCGAATCCAATTAGCGAAATACTAGCGCAAAAAATAATGAAAACAAACGTAGTAATGAATATAAAATTATCTGTCATATCAATTAGTTTTCTTCTTCATTCAACCCAATTATAAGTTTTTTCAAAGATTTCTTCATCGCAGATATACAGTTCTCCATCAATACCTTGCATCAGGTAATCACCAGGCTTACCTTGCTTATAGTTACCTTCAAGTGTATTGACACGAAACTCTTCACCAATTTGTTTAGCATGAACCACAATCGGCTTCTTCATGCAGCCGCCCATACCTTCTACTTGTTCAAATGTATCAAATGTTTTCATTACGTAACCTCTCTATCTCAA